CCCGCGTGACCTTAGCATCAAGTATTTGCCTGATGGTGTCGAAGATTTCCGTATTGAGATGTCCGACACTGCGATGGCTGCTTGGTGCAAGAAAATTATAGTGGCTACTGAGGAATGCACGTATAATGCTACCTCGTTCCATTTATCTGTTGATAAAATAGATTTTCATCGCTACTTACATCATCCGGCCTCATTTGACATGCATAAGAGTTACAGTGAAAGTATAAGCACTGTCAACAAAAACCATGCCATTTGTCGTCTAATTAAGATGGCTTACTTTAACGGTCATAACGTTCTTATAGGTGATAAGCGCGATAGCATAGTAAGGTGGCAGCTTTGTGCGGCCCCCGGTGTATGCTATTGCTCCGTCTTTTACCTATTCGATGGCGTTGTGTTACAATCGGCTATGGCAGCCAGATGTAGATCTGGTCGCTGTAGCAACCCTACGTCATCATGGGTCCTTCATGCTTATCCCAGGGTTACAGATCCTAATGCCCTGAAGACCGACAATGGTTCTTCATGGACACATGAGTCTGATAATTGGATAGCAGGTCTTTTTGTAGATTCTGCTGAATCCGCTTACAACACGGCCAGGGGATTAGCCCTTAAGGTATATGAAGGTGGTGTTGATGTCTTTGCTGATGTGCGCGATCCAAACAAAACGGGTGCCGACATAGATGCAAAAATAATTGAGAAAGTGTTTGGTAAGAAACGAAGTGATTCAATGCCAACCAAAATCAACACTAGTGATGGTTCTTACCTTGACTACAGTGAAGTGAGGGGAGAGACCACTAATAGTTCCTCACGCTTCGTTGGAAGATCAGGTTTCCCCTGCCTCAGACCTGACGAAAAGGTTAAGAGAATTAGGGCATCAAGAGCTAACGCTAGCAAGCCTAGACTCAAGGAGCAAGAGAGAGCTTCTGACTTCTACTTAACGCCAGGAGTTCAAAAACTCTTCACGTATAAGAAGGATTTGGGAGATATGTTCTTTGAGTATATTAGGGACATTGCGATAGCTGAAAAGTGTAATCGCATTAAAAAACCGGATTTCAATGCTGTCACGGCAGAGAAGATTCATGATCTTAAGGAGAAGTACTCTATACTTACCCTTGATGAGCTTATGGACTTAAGAGCTATGGGTACGGACGAGACAAATGATGTTGACCTATATATGCAGGTCTCTAAACGGAAGCCCATATGTGATGAAGCTCCATGGTGCGACGGTTGGGATAACGTCGCCATTAGCGCCAGGAAACAGGACTTCTGGCTCACCGACGGTAACCAGGGTCTCTATCATCCTCATGATGTTGACGATGATGCTGTCATTCGTGACATCAGCAAGGTCAACAAGTTAGTCGATCATCTTCCTAAAGATGTTTGGGCTGACTGCAAATACAAAGGGCGCATGTTATTACCAGAACGGGAAACTGATATTGGTAATGTTTACGCCTCTAGAGCTGCTTGTAAGGCTCAACTATTATACGAGTATCTCCCTGGATTCTTCAACAACCACAAAGTTTTCTTTGAACCTTGTTGTGGGTTTGGTGGATTTGCCCAATACTTCTCTCATCAGATGAGAAGTATGGAACCCAGGAAGTACTTAGTTAGTACTATGAGCCAAAGGGGACACGCACAACCAAATTGGTCCCTTATGCAGGCAAGAGAATCTAATTGTCGTGTTATACGAGTGTTAGAAAATGTGCGTGATGGCAACATTTGTGATCCTAAGGTATTGGATGGGTGCTGCCAAGTTATCAAAGATGAGGGAGTGACTATGTTGATGTTCGACATTGGCGAGAGATTCCAAGACCCACGAATGGATGACGCCTGGTATTTAGCTCCCCGTAACGTCAGAGGCGGTTTTGACGCCACTGAAGAAGGCTGGAAGTATGGTGTTTCTGTTTGTAGTGCCATGCGTAGGATGGTGCAAAGTTTGCCATCTGACGCTGATGCTATATTTAAGGTTAACACCTTTTCACCTAGAACTACTGATATAATACATCAGATGAGTTCCTTCTTCAGAAAAGTCAGAGCACTTAAGTTAGCCACCACGCCTGAAGCTAATCGCGAGTTTTATTTGTACTGCGGCAATAAGCGCGACAACTGGGAGGCTCCGCTTTCTCGGTCTATTCTAATGAAGAATAGTATTAGAGAGCTTACCTGGTCAGCTCTATATCGGGCTGAAAACATGTATAGAACTAAGGGTCGCCACGCAAAGCGCCCTATGTCCCATAAGTGGTTTACACCCGATACCAGTGGAACATACTATCGTATGATCCCAAACGCTCCTGAGGGAGCGAAGGAACTTGATGTCACTAGGTTACCCCAGGGTCATGCCATTAACATCTCAACCGGCACCCCGAGAGGCGATGTGAATATTAATATAGAGTTCAACCCTGATTGGGATAGAAGATTTAGGTGCATGAAGGACTACGTCCAGAAAGTCAATAAAGTCGCCAAATCTAGAACTAATCGAGGAAGGGATTCTATCAAGTTCGATAATACTGTGAGGACCGATTTTTCCTTTGTTAAAGGGATAGGAAGCTTCGCGGTCAAACAAAAGAGTACGGTCGAGAAGCATTCTGCCAACGATCTTATCTCATCGTACCTCAGTTCCACAGCTGGCATGAATTTACGTAATGCCACTTATGGTCAAACTCAGGGTACTCCGGAATACGTTAAGCCTGCACTTAAAAAGAGGCTAGATGTGCAGCCCGGACAACCAGACCCAACTTGTGTGCTAGATTTTGCTAAGGCAGTTCACTGCCTTATGTCGGAGAAAGCATTTAGTAGGTTGGGCCAATTCAGGTTCATGACCAAGGAGGAAGCTGCTGTTATGATTAACAAGCAAGGTTCCACTGGAATTCTGGATCCTGGATCCAATCTTAAGGAGTTTATGGAGATATACCCGGAGTGGTACGAGCTGGCTTGGGAGCATGTCCTTAGACCTCACACTAGGAACGCCCCAACACCAACTTACCAGTCTGTGCGTATCAAGCCAGAACCTAAAGGTAGGAAAGATGCAGAGGATGGTCGCCTCCTGCATAAGAAAGGCGTTTCACTAGATGAATTAAGCGCTGGTACTAACCTTAGTCCTCGTTTTATCCAGTTTAGTGACGCAGTATCACGCATCGCCCACATTATCGTGTTCGGTAATATATTGGAGTACCATGGCAAGCATAAGCTTTACAAGGGCTCTATAAATGGCACTCCTCCTCATATACAGGGGCGTGTTATGAGATCTTATTGGGATTTGCATAATCCTATTAAGAAACGGATTATACATGTGGGCAATAATAAAGACCTCGACATAGGTGTTGAGCCTTTGCCTGGCTATATTTACGCAACCGATTCCACGAAGTTTAAACCTTTAGACTATGAAGGTCGGTTGGGTTCGTCACAGTTTGATTGTGACAAATCTGCCATTGAGTATGAAGAGGATCTGCCAGCCGGTTTAACAATCGACTTTTCCGCTTTAGACTCCACGGTTACAGTGTCGGAACGTATGATAATGACAGATCTCTGGACTAGGTTCTTTAGTACAGAAGACGAAAAAAATATCGTACGTGGCATATGTAAGGATATGACGTATGCTATGTGCCTAGACGACTCAGGTAATATTTGGGTTAGAGACGGCCAACGTGGCTCAGGGGAGATATTAACCTCCATAGAGAACACTTGGCTCGTCACAGGCAACATAGTGTGCGCCATGTCACACGCTCTCGGTGTAAGTATTGAAGATCTAACTCGCACCCAGGGATACATTAACGTTCTTACGCAGCCTGGCGGTTGTAATAGCGTTAAAGTTAATGTGTCCAAAGAAATCGCTAATGGAGCTAAGCATAAGCGATTTGAATTTGGTGAAGTACCATTGTTGGTTGACGGGGATGATGTTGTCATTATCAGTACCCGTAAGCGTATAGACACAATGCACGACTATATGAATGGTAATTACCAATGGCTGGCCTGCAATCGTAAGGTTATACGGTCAGGTAACAAGGGAGGAGCCACTCGTTACACTCGTTTCGAAGACTTGAGCTTTTGTTCACATCGTTACGAGGCCGTTTACATAGGCCAAAACGCGTCACAATATAACCCTAAGTTTATGCCTAGGGCTGAAAAGGGTCGTCTTTGCACTCGTGGAGATGTACTTAGTGTGGCCGAAGACAACAACTTCAAAATATATTTTCTGCCAATTAGACCGGTAGCTGACATAATGGCGAAGTTGATGTTAACCTTAAAGGTCAAAGCTTTCCGATGGGACGCGACTAAAACCGCTATCGGTGAGTGCGTTGACCTTACACAGAGTAAGATTATTTCTTATCTTCTGTTATACCCCCAGTGCAGGTGGGTCAGATACACTTGCCTGACTCTCCTTTGTGTTACTGGGGACAATTTAGCGACGTTCCAAGAACTTCGCAAGCGTTATCGGGACTTCAATGAACTTAATTTGAGACATACATCAAAGCTCTTGAGTTCCATGAACTCACTTTATGGAGTGAGTTCGTTGGATGACGTTAGTCTGCGAGAGTACCGTAATGATTTTGCTGAGATTAGGAAGCAGTATTACAACTCTCGTCTGACTGGCCACGTGTGTCAAACCACACGGGCCAAATGGCTTGAAGTCAGTTTCGACTGGCTCGCCCGTCAACAAGCTGTTGACACATATCCCCTCATGTGGGACAGTAGCATCTTTAAACACTATAAGATACATGCTGCCCATACAGGCGATAGTGGTGTCCAAACCTTGAAGGAGAGATTACAAAAGCTCGTTCAGTGTTCTCAGCCCAACCTAAACAATACGGAAGGACTGTGGCAACGAATTCTCAACTTCACAGGTTAGTCTGGCGACGGACTGAAAGCTGCTAAGCAGCATGGTAGGGGAGTGGTATTCCTCATCCAGCGCCTATTGGTGCCATCAACGATGTAATGCATCGGACCCGTCGTCTCTAGCTTGTATAGGCTCCTTGGTGACAGTAATGTCACTACGGCCCTATACAAGTTATTGACGGCGCATACCTCTGCGCGAGCAGAGGATTGACTCGTGAGCACCGCCGAGTATAAATAATCTGGTGTATTTTCTGTAAACAATCAATAGTAAATAGTCTCTCAAGAGGCCAAAATTTTATCATAAAAAGTATTCTGATGCTTTTTGGTGAAGTTCGCGTGTGCGTGTGGTCCCGCGAGGGAGTGTTGTCCTTTTTTTAAGAGACCAATAGGTCAAAG